TTCAAAAGGAAAGAGTTTATATGATATATCTTTAAACATATCAAAAAACTCTGTATCGTTTTGTCTGTTACTTTGATTTAAGCGGTTTACCTGGTTTCCATCAGGAAAGTAAGAATCAAAAATATCATTTTGAACTTGCACAGCAAGACTATTAAACTCAGCCGGTGGAATATATCCCCGCTGTTCTTTATTCAGTATAAATAATACTGTAGTATATACTGTGTTTATATTTACCGCCATTTGTTTTTATTTTTTTAAAATAATAGTTAGGCCACTCGTAAAGAGTGACCAGACTACTATATAGTATTACATGTTATTTTATCATTTTCTCCACAGATCTGTAAACTTCTACACCTTCATCTGTTTTGAAAAACGCTGCCATAGCTGAATATGGATTCTCATCAAAAGGAACTGTCATAAGTTTTCTATTATTAGAGCCCCAATGAAACGTTCTTTGATCTTGAGATATTTTTATTATTCCCATTTCTACAGCTTTAATAGCAATATTTCTAAGACCTACGTTTTCGTCATTTGCTAAGTTTATAAATAAACCAGGATTTTCTTTTGCCATCATCATAAGATCTCTTTTTATTTCTGACGACTTCATTGAAGAAACTTTAGAACCTTGTTCAACTCTAACGATAGCTTCAGCTTGCTCTATATCCATATCTCTCGCGGCATTTAAAGCATCTATTTGAAGATCTATATCATCTAATTCTTCAACTGCTTCTTGTGAAGAATCAAATTCAACAAACTTTTTTCCTATTAACGGATGATATAAAGATAAAAGCTTTTGTAGATTTTGTTTTTCTTTTTCTACGTTTAATACTCCATCTCTAAAAACAATATGACCTAAAGTAGATTCACCTTTTTGTTCTTCTACAAAAGGTGAGTTTTGGTTTGTAGCATATCTTAATTCTTTTTGTTCTCCTTTTTCTTCATCAAACCACAAAAGAGGATATCTAGCGCTGTGCTTAGATGGCATTGTGTGTGTTAAAGGAGAGTCATTTCCTATTAAAATATAAGTTCTATCTTTTATTTCCCAAGAAGGTTTTTTAATTCTTGGTGTTTCTACCACTTTTGGTGGCGTTGGTAATTCCTGAGGAGCAACCTCAACTTTTTTAGCTGTAGCTTTTTTAGCCATGATATAATATAATTAAATAGTTTTTAAAAGAGTAAAGATTACCCCCACCATAAGGCAGGGGTAAAAATTACTATGATTGCTTATTATTAAGCTGCGTTAAACAATACGAAATTGTTAGCCGCTTGAGTAACAAGACATCTTTCAGAAAGGAAATGAACTTCCATTCCATCAAGATCGCTGTTGAAAGCTCCACCTGCAGATCCAATGATCCAAGACTTCATTCGACGGTCATCAGCTTGAGAAGCACGATAACGTACGTGTAAGAAAGGTCGTCGGATATTAGTTCCTAAAGTTTGGTCATAAACAGTAGAAGTTCCAGCAGGAACTAAAACACCGTCTATACTTGGCTTAGCCATTCCACCACGAGTAGAAGCATCGTTAAGATATTTCCAATCAGTCTTGTAGAAATCATAAGAACCTCTTCGGAAACCACTGAAACCTAAGTTTAAAGCCATTTCTTCAGAATTTTCAAATAATCCATAAGCTGTTCCTCCTTGAGCTCCAGCTGAGATGTTAGCAAGCATGTCGTCGATATCTAAAGACATTGCTCTGTTTAAGAAAAGCATGTTCTCTTCAATAGCGCCCTGAGTGTCAAGGTTTTTAAGGATGTTATCAAAAGTAGCTAATTGATCTGCTTCTTTTGTAGCTCCCGTAAGACCTGCAAATCCAGTAACAACGTTTCCGCGTGACTTAATAGCTGCAAAAAGACCTTCAGTACCGTCAGGCACTGCTGCGTTTGCAGTTCCAGCTAGTTTTTTCTCACCTTCAATAACGGCCATTTCTAAATGATCTTCAAAACGTAGTCGTGTTTCAGACTCAGCTTTTAAATACCAAAGATAACCGCTAGCTCCATCTTCAGTAGCTACTTCAACCCAACCAATCTGAGCCATGTCAGATCCGTTAATAGCGTACTTATCTCTTATGATAATTGGCTTGTTGTTGTATTGAGTAAACTGAGGAGTAACTGTGTGACGCGTGAAATCAAAAGAACCTTTTTTGTATTCAGAACCATAAACAAAAATCTTAAGACCTGTTTTTCCTGCTAAATCAGGCTCTGAAGCTTTTGTTGAATCAAGAGTAGCTTGAGTGTAAGGCTTAACATCTATTGTGTAAACTCCTGACGTTCCCGAGCTTGTTCCTGCAATAAGAGCTGCTGGTCCAGAAACAAAACACTTAAGTTCTTCACCAGTTGCTGGATTCATAACTACAATAGTGTCTCTTTCTGAGATAACACCTTGCTTATCAGCTGTTTGAGTAAACTTAACAGCTGTTCCATCTGCAAGAGATTCAACACCGTCATAAGAGATGTGTAATCTGTTTTGCTCAGACCAAACAACTTGGTCAGATGTCATTGGCATTTCAGCGCCAACCATTCTTAAGAAGCCTGAAAGAGTTCTGTTTCCATAACGCTCTACTTCTTGTTCGTAAATCTCTGGAAGATACTGCTGGGCGAAATCATTCGTTCCGTCAGTAAAATTCAGGTAGTTCGACGCTAAAGTTTGTTGCTTTTGCGACGGTAATAAAGAGCCAAATACTGGGCTCACTGCAATTGCTGCCATAATTATTAATTTTTAAATTTTAATTTTCTTAATTGTTAATCTTGAAGAATCATTTGTTTCATTACCAAGAACTTTTACTTTTATTCCATCTTTAAAACCACCTGTTTGAGCTGTTGCTCTAGGTTCTAAGCTTGGGTTTTTAGATCCGTCAACTACCTCTCGGACTGCGTCGGCTTTTCCTTGTTCGTAAAAATGATTAGCAATAGTATCTACGTTTTCAGCAGCGTAAATAGCCTTATGATAACCACTCGTATTTGTTACATTACCTTTATTGTCTAAGAACTTCCCGACAAGGTTTGTAATATTTGATTGTTTATCAACTAATTTACTAGGGTCTTGAACACCATATCTAAATTTTTTATCTCCTATGTTGAAATCAAAACCTTTGAAATCTTTTTCGAAATAATCTTTAGTCTGTTGTTTAAATTCTCCATGTTGCTTTTTAGCAGTTTCCTGATCCTTCGTGTAGCGGTTGAAAAAGTCTGTGGCTTTTTGTTGCTCTTGAGTAACGCCGGGTCTCAACTTGATATCGTCGTAGTATTTACTCTTTGCATTTTCCAAAAAGTTTTTGGCTTTTGCAACCTCTTCTTTCATTGCGAGTTTCTTTTTGCGGATGTCTCGCTCCTCTTCTAATTCTTCGTCATACGAAAAAGTGTCTTCCATTAAAAAATCTACTTCATCGTTGTCTAAATGCGGTTTTGTTTGTTTGTAGTATTCTCTTAACAATGTGTTATTGTCAACATTAGAGTAATCAGCATTAAGCCGCACGTAATCTTCTATAGTTCCACCTGTGTCTTCCATAAAAGAAACAAGCTTTTCAATATTTTCTGGCAAAGGCTTACCTGTTTTTTCAGCTTCTTTTTTAGCTTCTTCAACATCTTGCTTTACTTCTTTTACCTCTTCTTCGGTTATTTCCTCAAGAATTGGTTTTTCATCTTGAACGGTTTCCCGTACGTCTTCAACCACTTCTTCGCTACTTGAACTGTCTTTTTGTTCTTCGACAGTAGCATTGCTTGCATTTGTTTCTCCGATTTGAATGGCATCGTCTTCTTTTTTATCTTCTGTAGGTATAACTACTTTAGTTACCTCTTCTTGTTTAACCTCATCTTTAGGTTGTGATAAATCAACTTTTACAACTTCTTCAGTTTTATTTAGTTTTTTCATCTTAGGCTTAGACTTTTTAATTTTAAAGTCGCCTTCTTGCTTTACTGTTTCTGACATAATATAATATAATTAAATAAATAAAAGGTTTATTCCGGGCTTATATTGCCTAAAGTAAACCCGCTTAAATCATCGTTACCGTCTGACTCAAAGTTTTTTGGTAACAAATCATTTTTTCTTTGATCAATCATTTGAGATTGTTGAGTTCCCGCTATTCTTGTTCTTTGATCTTTTCTATCTTCTATTTCTTTTTCTCTTTCTGCTTCAACACCAGCTCTGATTTTAGCTAATTGCATTTGATAATCAAATTCTGTAGCCATAAGCTCTCTTTTAATTTGTGCTTCGCTTTGCATACGCTGTATTTCAAACTGAGACTTAGCTTGTTCTATACTAACTTTTTCTTGAGTTAAAGCTTGTTGCTTTTGCACCTCAGACATAGCTGCAGCTTCTGAAGCTTGTGCGTTAGCTTGAGCTTGCGCTTGAATGTTTTCTTGTGTAGCTTGCTGTTCTCTTTCTATTTTTTGAGTTTGTCTAAGCTTAATGTATTGATTAGCTAATTTAGTATTTTTAATTTCCCTTATATCTATAGCGTCTGACAAAGCTATTGCTCCAGTTTGCAAGGCCATTTGTACATTTTGCTCTAGTTTAGCTCTTTCTTCTTCTTCAGGCTCTAACTCTAAATAAATACCAAAATCGTGTATTTGAAGATTAATTAACTCTTCTAAAGTTTTAGTGTTAAAAGTGCTAATAGAGTTCATTAAAGCTTCTTTGTTTAATGGATGTTGAATTATATCAGCTGTTTTTAAACTTATATTTTCACAAGTTCTTAATCCTATAAACAATAAAGAATCTAACAAGTGTCTAGTTGCAACGTTAGAAGCATTTGCTGCCATTTTTTGTAAACCAACTAAAGAATCCTTGTCTGGCATACTACCATCTCTAGCTTCATTAAGTCCAGTTACATCTCGTATCATTTGTAAATAATATTGATACGTTCCTATTAAGCTTTGAATTTTAGCTTGACCAGATGACGAAGATAATTCTGAAATAGGCACTTTACCAGCGTTTATACTACCATCTTGTGTTAATGATCTACCAACTATAGAACCTGTTTGGAAATACATGTTTAAAGCTTCTGCCGGGTTGTAATTAGTTCCATTACCTAAATCAACTTCAGCTAAGCCATCCATATCTAGGAAAACACCATCAGGTACTATTCTCGACATGACCTGTTGTAGCTTAAGATGAGTTAGCTGTATCATATCTGCAAATCCTGTTATTTTACTAACTAAAGATTCTATTCTACCCTTATACATTCTAGGTGCAGATATACAATAGTTCATTTCAACTTTAGTTGTGTCTGCGTATGGCCTAGTCATATTTTCAGCAAGCTTCCACTCGAGCATATAATTATTGCCCAAAACTTTTGCTCCAGTATATAAAACTTCAATTGTTCTTGTTACCACGTCAAAATTATCACTAGGCGGTGGATTAAAACTATCGTCTTTTAATAAAGCTTTTTCAAGACCTTGGTCTGTTTTCTTTATTTTAAACACTTGGTTGTGATATGTTTTGTATTCAAAATACATTACCTGAACTGTGTTTTCATCATAATTACCCCAACCAGTTATGTACTGAGAGTTACCAGGCATTTGTTGTATTTTAAGTAGCTCTTTTTCAGGTATGTTTGGAAATTGTTTTTTTAATTCGGGTATTGTTATAGCTTTTACTTCACCCACGTAATATATGTCCTCAAAATTAGGATCTTCTGTATATGAATAAACCATATAAGCTGGATCAACATAATCAACTTTAATACCTTCCGTTTTGTTAAATCTTGTTTTTGATGCAGCAATACCTAAAACAGCTAAGTCGTAAGCTAGTCTACGCTTTGTTTCTTCGTATTTATTTTTTGCTAAAACGTTATTTATTACTTCTTCTTCAGCTATTTCAATTTGCTGCTTGTAGTTCATTTGCATATACAAGTCTAATTCTTCTTGACTAGCTGGTAGTTCCTCTGGGTTTGAGGTCTTAAAAAAGTCTAATCCTAATTTGTTTTTAAAATCATCTAATATGTCTCTTGTATTTATATCTCTTAATAGAGCCTCTGCATATTTACTTTTTTCTCTAGTAGAGTAAGGATCTTGAGCTATTGTTACAATGTCATAAGATTTATTTGACATACCATTTACAACAATATCTATAAACTTAGATATAACATTAACAGGTTTCCAGTCTAGGTTTAAATAAGATAAATCACCATTAATTGACATTTCATCTTTATATTTAGCTACTGATTGTTCTCCTCTAGCATATAACCTTAATTGATGAAAGTTACTATAAACTTTATTATATCTATTGTTTGATCTTCCTTCTTGAAACCATTCCCTTTCTATAGCTCTACCTACTTGAATACCGTAGTCTAAGCTTGCTTTTTCTTCATCACTAACCACTTGGCTAGGAAAAGAGCTGTTTGTATTAGTTTGGATCCTCATTTATTAAAGTATTTTTGAAATGTTTCCACTATTGTTATATTTTTTTATACCTAAATCTACAGGCTTACGTTCCTTTTTTGCAACAGGTATATATCTGTTTTTATTACAAGCCATCAAGGCTAGTCCAGAACTTATAGATGCGTCATGCTTTGTTCGATTGTTAACATTAAACTTAGCCCAATCATTTAAAGTTCTTTGAAAATACATATCTCCGTATCCAGTTTCCAGTATACCAATATGTGTATTTATATATGTTTCTATAGCAGCCGCGTGAGCTTGCTTAATATCTTCGCTGGTATTTGGTATACCACCTATCTCTCTTTCTGTGGCAGATAGTTTGTTCCAAACTTTATCTGGCCTGTTCATTGAGTAACCTCTATAACCTCTTCTTTTAAAATGATATAAAAGTCTTGGTTTGTTATTCTCTGCTAATATAGGCATACCGTAAAAAACACAAGCCATTAAAACGTCTTCAAAGAATATTTCTGCGGTTTGTGGCCTAGCTATGTATTCTAAAAAAAACTGATTAGGTGGTGCATCTTCCATACTAAACTTAGTAAGTCCATGTAAAGCCCCATTAGAACCTCTACCATCTACAGTT